CCATAAGTTACGTTGTATGCGAGGAGTAATGCATGGAGACCACTTGGAGCGTAAAAGCGATGGTGGAGCAGATACAGCAGAAAATATCCAAACATTGTGTTGCCGTTGCCATATGATTAAGACTTATAAAGAAAAAGACTACCTCAAAGGCACTGCTTCATAAATACCCAGTAAGAGGTACATATGAAAATTCTAATAACCGGCCACGAAGGTTTTATAGGTCGTAACATGCTCGCTTGGTGTCAAGCTGAAGAAGGGTGGCATGTTGACGGATGGGAATGGGATCCAAAAGATTATCCTGATGTTAGTGGATATGATTGGGTAATACATTTGGGCGCCATCGCTGATATGACTTGTACAGATGTAGAAGCTGTAATGAAACAAAACTACGAGTTCAGTCAGTGGCTGTTTGACGAGTGCAACAAACACGGTGTACACTTACAGTATGCTAGTTCAAGTAGTATATACGGCGACACTAAAGACTTTAGCGAACACGCCAACTGCTATCCACAAACTCCTTATGCTTGGAGTAAATATCTCTTTGATCGTTGGTGGCCACAACAAGATTTGAAGATAATGGTACATGGATTCCGTTATTTTAATGTATATGGTAAGTGGATGCATTTACGTGGCAATCGTGCTAACGCTATTGTTAAATGGCGTAATCAAGCACGTAAAGAAGGCAAGATAACTGTATGGGAGACAGCAGAAAATGTTAAGCGTGATTGGACTTGGGTTGGCGATGTATGTCGTTTACATATTGATTTCATTAAAACAGTTAATGGGTCAGGAATCTGGAACTGCGGAGCAGGATTAGCACACAGCTTCTTAGATATTGCTGAAGAAATAGCAGAACAAGAGGGTGTAGAAATAGAGTTCGAACCAGTTCCAGCCAAAGAACTTACTCGGTTTCGTAACAAAACGTGTGCAGATTTAACACTATTAAAACAAACCATAGGAAAACGTAAATGGCTCAATGTGTTTGAGTTCCTAGCACAGTAGGAACAATAAATACATAACTATGAGAGCAAAAGAATTTACTACCCCCATTGAATTAAAACTAGACGAAAAAGCCAGCCGTGCATTATGCACAGGTGGAACGCCTGATAAAGACTTAGGTGCTAGCAATCTAGCAAGTTGTAAGAGTCAAGGACTTCGTGCTCGTGATGGAGAAAAAAGTCATTTGATTACAGCTGGTGCAAGAAAAGTTCGTATAAAAGTAGGCGGCAAGAAGATTAAAGGCCGTAAGTACGGCGGACCGTTGCCAGATTTTGGAACACGCAAATGAGATATAAAGAGTTTGCAACTACTGAATCTATAGATCGTTTTATGGGAACTATTCTTGGAACCCCATCCAATGCCATTTCAGATATTGTTGATAAAGTATCAGGAACCAAAGACACATCCAATACACCAGATAAAACTCAACCAGATTTACCAGGGACATCAGATGGAGAAATACTCCCAGTTAACGGACCAGTGTCTAGTCCATTTGGAAGACGTTCTAGTGGAATGCATTTAGGTACAGATTTTGCAGTTCCAATTGGAACTCCAGTTAAAGCACCGCAAGACGGTGTCGTTTCAAGATCCGGTTCTGACAATATGAACGGTACCTTTGTTGAAATCAATGCTGGAGGAGTGATACATTCATTGCTTCACTTGTCGCAATCCAAAGTATCATCTGGACAACAAGTAAAGAAAGGACAAGTTGTTGGCCTTTCTGGAAATACTGGCCACTCAACAGGTCCACATTTACATTGGTCAAAACGTGTTGCTGGCCGGCCAGTAGACCCAATGGCCAATATAGGATAACTTATGAGATTCAACGAATTTAAAATCAAAGAAGATATTGATCGTTTTATGGGAGCCATACTTGGTTCGAATCCATTTAGTTCAGTAAGCAATGTTGTCGATAAAATATCAGGAAAAACTGATCCTGCTAAACCAAATGCAAAACAAGGCACAGCTAACGCAAATATACAAGATCCAGATTTCAATAAAAAGTTACATAAGATTGCCCAAGCACTAGGCATTAGTTACGATACACTATATAAAATTATTAAATTTGAAACAGCAGGATCGTTTAGTCCAAGTTCGAAAGATCCTAACAATGTTTCAGTCGGTTTGATTGGATTTACTGAAAGAACTGCAAGAGGCCTTGGTACTAGTAAAGCCGAACTTGCAAAGATGACAGCAGTACAGCAACTTGATTATGTATATCAGTTTTATAAAAATGCAGGAGTGCAACCAGGCGAAGACATTGGAACTATCTATATGCGAACCTTCATGCCTGCATTTGTAAATGCATCTGATAGCACAGTACTAGGAAAGAAAGGCGGCGGAGATTTAATTCTTCCTAGCGGAAAGTCATCGGGACTTAGTTTGCATAAAGTGTGGGAACAAAATCCAGCATTTGCAAAAAGCAAAGGTAGAAATTATTTTACAGTTGGCGATGTGAAATCTTCTATACGCAATCGTTAACCTATAAATAACTTCATGAACTTAATAGGCAATCTTTTAATTGCGCCGCCTGCGGTCAAAGGCAACTTCTGGTATAAGACTGTTATCATGATAACTGAACATCATGCCCAAGGCAGTGTTGGTCTTGTATTAAACAAACGAAGTCAAATGAGTATTCCAGAGTTTGGAGAACAACTAGGATTTCAAATAGATGTTCCTGGATTTGTTTATCTTGGTGGTCCTGTCAATGTAAAAAGTCTTAGCTTCTTACATTCAAACGATTGGGTCAGTAAAAACACACTTAGAATTAATAATACATTTAGTGTAAGTAGTGCCGATGATATTCTACCAAGATTAGCTATGGGCGACAGACCACATCAATGGCGTTTATTTTTAGGAATGTGCGGATGGGCGCAAGGTCAACTACAAGGAGAAATAAACGGTACTCCTCCTTGGAACCAACAACACAGTTGGTGTTTATCTTCAGCAGATCCAGAATTGGTTTATGGTTCGGATAATAAAGATCAATGGTGCAATGCTTTGGATCGATCCGGACTAGAATTTGCCCAAAACATGCTGGCCTAAACGGGCTTGACATAAGTACTTTATGAGCATATAATTAATGCTTAGTCGGTTGGGTCTGTAAACACAATCAAAAGGAAATAAAAATGTCGGACACTCTAGTCTTGAATGCTGACGGACAACCGGTTAGCTTTCTCCCATTAAGTGTAATTAATTGGCAAGATGCCATCAGATATATGGTCTTAGATAAGGCCGATGTACTGGCATGGCACGACGATTGGATTGTACATTCAGCTACATGGGAAACACCAGTCCCAAGCGTTATCATGCTTCGTGAATACATGAAAGCAAAAACTACAGTTCGTTTTAGCCGTAGTAATGTATACCTACGAGACAGCGGAAATTGCCAATATTGCGGCTCACATATAGAACGCAAAGTTTCTACGCTGGACCATGTACAACCAGTTTCAAAAGGTGGTAAGACCACTTGGGAAAATACTGTGACCGCATGTGCGCCATGTAATGCTAACAAAGCCGACAAGCACTGGAAGCCACGTATCAAACCTTACAAGCCTGACTATTACGAACTTGTAAATAAGCGTAAGAAACAACCGTTTCAAGTTAGACACGAGGGCTGGTTACAGTTTATGAATTTATGAAAAAACTATTTTGGAATTGCCTAGGTTTTATCAGCTTAGGAATGGCTTACATTGGAGTTATAACACCGGGCATTCCATATAGTCCATTTGTAGTGTTTGCCGCCTATTGTTTTAGCAAGGGCAGTGAGCGTATGCATCGTTGGATTTACAATCACAAGCTATTCGGTCCATTCTTAACCAATTGGAGTGAGAAGCGTGTATTTCCATTAAAGATGAAATACTTTATGCTGGCCATGATGAGCACAAGTTTAATCATCATGTTCTTTACAGGAGTAAAACCAGTTGGAGTTATCAGTACCGCAATTTTTATGGGACTTATCGCTTGTTGGGCTTGGCGCTATCCTAGCTCTGTTGCCGCGTATGATCAACGCATTGCTGAAGGGCGCAAAGTAGGCTGGTTCAATAACTATTTCTAATAAATACTCTGTTAACACGGAGTATATATGAAAAAATTATTAGCAATATTATTGCTAGTCCCAGCACTAGCATTTGCACAAAAACAACCCCAAGGCGTTACATATGACGCACAAATTATCAGAGTAACGGATGGCGATACAGTTGTTATCGCCGCACCCTTTCTACCTGCACCCCTTAAGCCCGAACTTGCGGTACGAGTCTACGGAGTCGATACTCCGGAAAAAGGATTTAGAGGTCAATGCGACAGCGAAAAGCAACGTGGCGAAGCCGCTTCCGTTTTCACTAAAGGTCTCATTAATGCCAGTCAACAACGACAAGTCATCCTATACAGTTGGGATAAGTTCGGTGGTCGTGTATTAGGCGACATCATTTTAAATGGTAAGAGTCTACGTGCTCAATTGATTGCCAACGGCTTTGCCCGTGAGTACTACGGCGACGCAAAACAAAGCTGGTGCCAGTAATGGACTACCCAGTATACCCAGAGGACGATGGATATGATAAACCGAGAAACCCTTACAGCCCTGTGTAAAAGTATGATCACAGGTTTTGCCATATACGGCGTTGGCATGAGCCTAGCCTATGCTGGTTACATTGGACAAGACTATGATCCACAACATGATTGGTGTGATCCTAGATTTTGTTGCCCACCAGGAGTCTTAGATGAAAGTAAATGAGATTATAAACGAAGACTGGAACAAAGTTAATAAGCGAGACAAGACAGACGGACTTAGTCAAAAAGCTGTCAATGCTTATCGTCGCGAGAACCCAGGTAGCAAGTTGAAGACTGCTGTTACTACCAAGCCTAGTAAATTAAAGCCTGGTAGTAAAGATGCTAAACGCCGTAAGAGTTTCTGCGCTCGTATGAGTGGTAACAAAGGTCCAATGAAAGACGAAAAAGGTCGTCCTACTCCTAAAGCAAAAGCACTAAGCCGTTGGAACTGTGAATGAGAGCAATAGATTTTATACGTGAAGCAGAAGCAAGTGACGCTGAACTCAAACAACGATACGGTGAGTTTGAGCCTGAAGACAAACCCATGCTTCCAACTACACAAGTTAAAGGAGCACCTGCTCCTACATTGTGGTCCGCATATGAAACTATTCAAAAGATACTAGGGCGTGGTAGAGTAACAGACAACGAAGATGATATACAACCAGGCATGTACTATGTGTATCAAAGTAACGAACCCCCAATGTTTAGAGATACTGAAGAGGCAGGCCCTGGCGGTAGTATTAATGTTCCAAACTTAGAGAGCCGCGCGGCACGTGATGTTGCTATGGCTGC